AGCAGGGAAAAGCCCCCTTAAATCAATCTCACTTAGCGATGTCCACGTTCCACCAGAAGAAGCTTGATGCCTTAAATCCCACTGTGAAATTAAAAATCCAGTTCCTGTAAATGCTGCTGGGATAGTGTAGTTTGCATATTTATCGGGGTCGGTAGATAATGAAGTTGCGTTAGAGTAACTACCACCTGGAAGATTGATAAATAATTTACAATCACCTGTATCTTCACTAACTGATCCCCACAATACTAATGAGAAATATTTCCCCGACATAGAATTTCCTGCCGAATCAGTCAATAAAGCATTCAAGTCGGTTACAACATTATAAGGAGTAGCATTATCGTTTACTACATAATAATCATGAACTGTTGTAAATGCTGGAAAAGTATGGGGGTGTAACTGTAGAACACTACCAGATGTAGTATCAATATTGACGTTGTCAGGAGTTCCAACATTCGTTGTAATATTATAAGACTGAGCTACTCCAGATACCCAAGTGGCTGGTTGCTGTCTTATCCAATAGTTTATATGAGGTATATGTCCGATATCATTTGTTCCGATTACATGATCTGTCCAAACGTGAACTTTATATGCTCCTTCAGTTTGTAACGACGCTGCGCTTTGGCATAATACGGTTGCTATAGCCGCATATTCTGTAGTAGGCCAACCTGATGTACTAGTTGTGAGAGTTTTGGTAGATTGTAAAAAATATATATAATTTAATTGGGGTGAGGTGTCCGTTCCAGCTGTTAGTGTAACGGTATCAGCTGGCGTTGTATCCCAGTCATAAAATCCATCAGAAAATACTACTGTAAGATCACCCCCTCCGTCTTGCTCTACTGAAAGAGTAATGGTAGCTCCATCTGATGTAACAACCACATCAGTTGTCTCAATAATCGATCCATTCCACCCACTTACCGCTGTAGTAAAAGCATCTGTATTAATTGTAGTAAAACCATCTGCATCTACTGCAAATACATTCGAATCAAAATTACATAATCCAACCTTAGTTGCATCTGCTGACGCTAGGGCTTGAGAGATTTGCGCATTAATGGTTACCGTACTTCCAGCTGCAGAGGTGACCAACGGTGATGTTCCAGCTACTGTTATTTCGCCTGTTACCGTTAATACTCCTAAAGCTGGAACTGCTGAGGCTGCATTATCGCATAAAAACGATGTTGGAACTGCTGCTCCAGATTCTAAATTAATTGAGTTAGTGCCGTTAGTTATAACTACTGTTGCACCTGTGGACGTAATGTTCGCTGCTGCTGGGATTCCTGCTGTAGCCCCAATAACTATCTGGCCGTCTGTTAGAGCGGCTGTCCATCCTAATGCTGCTGTTGTTCCTAGACCATAGGCCATAGAATTAGTTAGCTGAGAGCCAAGCTTTGCTGATAGTGATGCAGGTGTAACGGTTACACTTGTTGAAGTCCCTGTTATACTTTCTGCATCTGTCGAAGTTTCTGCTACACCTTTTTGTGTTGTTGTTGCGTCATCAACTGTGATAGTTACGGTGTTTCCTGCTCCAGTAGTTGAAGTACCTTGAGTTGCATCACCCACTATGTCTAAAATATTAGCTACGGGAAAAGCTGATCCGCTATCCGTATCTACCTGATTTATAAAATCAACACCGCTCGATGAATTTTCCATGAAATAATCATATTCGCCTGTGAAAACATTATATCTATAAGCCATTCTATCCCTCTAAGAGTATGTGTAATTGACTGCTTCGCCGTACTCTACGGTTCCGCCTGATGAATAGGCTGTAAACGCACTAGAGTTTATGCTCGAAAGTTCGAATGTAGCTCCCGCTATGTTTGCCACTGTATATATATTGCTTCCGTCATAGTTAACCTCAGTCATCCCTGCAACGCTTTGAATTACGATTAAAGATCCGTTTGCTAGTGTTCCGATTGAGCTGACTGTGACTACGGCTGGATTAGCTTGTGAAATCGCTGTAATTGTGAGAGGGGTAATCGTTGACCAAATAAACTCAAAGTTAGTAGACGCATTGCCGTCACTATTTTGAGGCCACTCAACACGAGTTACGCCTTGATTTGAATCATAAGTTACTTTTCTTATTTGCCACATATCTTCGCTAACTAAAACGCCAGATTTGGCTCTAGCTACAAAAATAGGATTAGAATTGGTGTCGTTAATTGCGACTAGAGATACTTCAGAGTCTTGAACGATGAATTCCCTTCTATCCCTTTCTCCGAACTTAAATGGTCGATTTATTGTTCCTGCTGTCATTATCTGCCCTGTGTAAGATAGCCCCCAGATTAGGGGGCTAAGTGTTAACTTATTGACTGCCTACTGCCATGTCTACTAGATGTACGGTTCCAGGAGAAGTTGCTCCATGAAGCACGTAAATGAATGGACATACAACATCAGCATTATCAAAAGTATATGCTAATGGAGCTGCCGGGGCTCCAGCGTCAATTGTTGCTGTGACAACGCCTGCTGCGGAAACTAGGATCTTCATTGTAGTTGAACCACCGTCTCCACCTGTCCAAGCTGTTCCTGAACTTTGTAGTGTTTGCCCACCCGAGTTTAGCTCAGATGCTAATACTAGATTGGTTGCAGAAGTTCCTCCGAACATACCCATTGCGTAGTAGTCAGTGTAATCAGCTAAAACAGCATTATTTGCTTCGGCTTTTCTAAATCCTATTCCGTATGGATTACCACCAGATATATCTGCTAAAGTCATTGTTACTTCAAAAAAGAATGCTGCTGATGTTCCTATTGTGAAAGCATATTGAGAAAGAGTTCTCGCTGCTCCAAAGTTGTACTCAAATCCTTCTGTGTTTGTGAGGTCTCCTGAACATAATAGTCCAGAGTTACTCATGGTCGGTTTAATGATAGTTTGACCAGCTCCTAGGACAAATTGTTCCATGACAATTCCTTCTTGGAAGGAAAGTAGGTTGGTGGCTCCAGTCGCTCCTGTAGCTACTCCAGCTGTATCTGCTGCTGTACAAGTAGTAGGAGAGGATCTAAAAGTAATATCTGAGCCAGTAGCTCTAACAACCTTTGCATCAATTGCATTGACTGTTCCAGACATTGTAATATTTCCTGTTCCAGCTGCCAGAGTTAAGCTTCCCGCCGCTGTTGTAGTACCAATTGTTATGACGTCTGCTGTAGCAGCTGCACCGATGTTTACAGTCTTAATTCCAGTTCCACCGCCAGCAATTTCTACTGTTCTAGCCCCAGTTCCTGAAGCAAATTTAGCTGTTCCTGTATTGATACCAGTTGAACTAATGTCATATGTAGAAGCAACATCACCCTCAAGAGTAAAGTTTCCTGTTCCAACCTTTAAATCTAATGAGGCTGCACCAGTTACTGTACCCATTGTAATAACGTTTCCAATAGCTCCAGTTCCAATATTGACTGTTTTTACGCCAGTCCCACCCGTAGAAAGGTTCATTGTCTGGGCACCTGTACCAGCTCCAATGGAAATTAGGCCTGTATTAGCACCTGTTCCAGAAATAGTATAGGTAGTTGCAACATCTCCTTCTAAAGTAAAGTTTCCTGTTCCAGCTTTAAGATCTAGACTTGCAGCGGCTGTTACAGTACCAATTTTTACTATATTACCGATTGCTCCTGTAGCTATGTTTACAGTCTTAGCACCAGTCCCACCCGTAGAAAGGTTCATTGTCTGAGCACCTGTACCTGTCCCTATATCGATCTGCCCAGTATTTACGCCTGTAGAGCTAATTTTATATGTAGAAGCTACATCTCCTTCTAAAGAGAAATTACCTGTTCCAACTTTTAAATCTAAAGAAGCCGCTCCAGTTACAGTTCCTATGGTCAAAACGTTTCCAATAGCTCCTGTACCAATATTAAGAGTTTTAATGCCAGTACCACCGGTCATAAGGTTGAGTGTCTGAGCACCTGTACCTGCTCCTATTGAAATTAAACCTGTATTAGCACCTGTTCCTGATATTGTGTATGTAGTAGCAGTTCCTCCTTCTAAAGTAAAGTTTCCTGTTCCAGCTGCCAAGTCTAGTGAGGCCGCTCCTGTGGCAGATCCAATAGAAATGGTATGTGCGGCAGCAGAAGATCCTATGTCAATAGCTCTGGCTGTAGTTCCGTTACCAATACCAACTGCATTGGCTGAGTTGTCTTCGCTTATTGATACGATACCTGCTGTTTGAGAAAATGCTCCTGAAACAACTAGTGAAGAGAAAGTCATAGCTCCATTTGAGTCTACGGCAAAAACTTCTACACTATCAGAATCTAAGATAGAGAACTTATTAGCTGCTGCATTGTCCCCTAGAGTCATAAGGACGTCTTGTCCAGTAGGAGCGTCTATAGCAACGTCTACACCTGCTGCTGCTGTATATAGAGGAGTTGTAACTGAAGTTGCCACTGTAATAGCTGCGTCCATATTTACAGTTATGGTTGATGCAGCTCCAGCGGTTGTTATATTAGTTCCGCCAGCTATTATAATATCTCCTGCTGCGGGGCTAAGTGCCCCTCCACTATCTGCTGTCAAAGTATCAACATCAGAAGCTCCTGGTGAAGCCAAATTCCAGATAGCATTTAGAGAGGAATCTGTACCTGCAAAAACATAGTATGAAGCTGTATCGGCGTCGATTTGTCTTACCCAAGGCTGGCCGATTTGAAAGTCTTTATCTGTAGATGTTGGGGCAGTAGTTTTATAAATTGGTTGAGGCGGTACAGGAACTAAAGGCAGTTCTAATCCGTACGCATGTATTACTTTTTTTGACATAGTATTACCTATAATGTGTGTTATTAGTTTTTTAAATAAAAGTTTGGGCTTTTATTGTGAGGTTTGTTAAGATATTATTAAGAAAGGAGGGTAGTTATGATTGTTGTTATATTACAGATTGTTGGCGTGGTTTGGTTGCCGTCTACTCTATCTTTGCTTTTATGTTTATGGATTATTAAAGATGAACCAATGTTTTAAGATCCACCTGATGAACCGCTAGTAATAAAAAATTTAAATATTTTCAGCTTTGTTAAGTGGACGGCTAATTTTTTAGCATTTTCTTTTGTTATAATTCTATCTGCTATTTCTTTAGATTGATCTAGAAGGTCTTTAGCCATTTCTGGTGAAGTTAGTTCTTCAATTAATTCATAATTAGATTTTTTATTAAGAACTTTGTAAAGATCATTCCCCGTATATTTAGGTTTTACTTTTCCTTCTCTAAGAATATCAGCAACTTTATCTTGTGCTACCCTATCAAAAAATTCTTTTCCTTTTGCAGTTTTAGATGCGTCAGCTCTTAACTGTCTGATTCCAGACCTGGAATTCATAAGTTTTTGAATATCTTCTGGCGTACTTTTGGTATATCTTTCTAGTGCTTTTAAGTCTGTTTTAATAGGCTTTTGTTTTTCAACTTTGCTGACATTTCTATTTAATGGTCTAGCTACTCTTGAATCTCTAAAAGCAGTTTCGATCGCTCTTGTTTGTTCTGGAGATAGAATGTATTCTAGTTCCCTAAGATTTTTATCAAAATCTACTTGCGATTGTTTTCTTGGATTTTCAAAGAATTTTCCTAACTTTTTATCTACTATTTCTCTTTGTGTACCACCAACTATCTCTCTACCGACTTCTGTTTCATTTAGAATATGTCTAGTAGCATTAAAATTATCAATATCAGTATTTCGTTTAAATAGCTTTGAATAATCTCTATTAGATCTATCTCTATATGGATTTATATAATCATTGTTATATGTGGTAGTCCATTCAGCATATCCTCTATTAGCATTTGTAATTGCTTGTGCAGCTTGGGGATGTCCTGTTGAATTTGCTGCATGTTCTACCGAATCTTTTAACAATTTAGTTAATGGCTTAAAGATGTTCTTAGGATTTCCATGAGCAAAATCAAAATCAATACCTCTGTTTATGCTTTGAATTTGATCTATTAATATTTGATTATTGATAGGTTTATAACCACTTATTGACCCATTTTGAACATCTGCTATCTCATTTAATATACTTTTAGCATAATTATTTAACTGCGTTTCAACTGAAGATAATTTTGGTATAGAGTCTAATTTATCAACCATGGTTTGTATATCATGAGCTAAATCAGGATGAATTGTTGAAACTACTTGGTTTTCTTCTCTTGCTGTATTATATAAATTTCTAACATTATTATATGCTCTTTCATCTGCTGCCATGATCTCATTTTTTGCTGAAAACCCTGCTCTAGTAGTGTTATATATTTCTTGAGGATAAATGCTATTGCCAACTCGATTTGCTAATGTGGGTTCTGCTGCGATAGTAGGAGCTGGTCGGATTCCTATATCTTGTCCACCAGGAGTTACTCTTCCAGCTAAAGATGATTCGTTTGCTGCTCTTCCAATAGGTTGTGGTCTTATTCCCCCTAATGGTTCTTTGGGTTGAGCAGGAGTTTGAGAAGCTATTTGTTGCTGTTCGGCTTTTTGTAGATCAGTTAATAGATTTTCTGATTTCGTAAAACCCGATGGTGATCCAGCACTACCTCCTGGGGGTTCTCCTGATGACCTATTTGCTGCTGCTGTAGACGCAGCATCTTCTACAGTCTTAGGATTAATTCGACTTGCTAGCTTACCTTTTGCATAATTATAAAAAGGTTTACCAAATAATGACGCTATTTCTAAAACATCTTGGGTCCACTTTGGAGCACCAAGCTCTTCTGCTGTTTGTCCTAATGTTCCACCTATTGCAGAACCAAGGGCTATTGCTTGAGATGGGGCATTTCCAAATAGCTTCCCAGCTCTTTCTCCTGATTTTGTTAAAAAATCTTCTGCACTTGAAGAACTTTTACCTGAATAGTTTTCAATCAAATCTAATAAATAAGCATTTACGCTTTCACCCGATTCTTTAATGGTAGCTCCAAGCTCTTTAGCAGACGGGCCGATAGAAGGGAATTGTTTTTTTACTGATTCTGGGGGATTTAGATATTTTTCTCCTAGTTGATCTGATTCTAGTACTGATCCAATAGATTTTACTGCTGCCGTTACGGCTGATGCTAATGTTTTTTGTCCTATCCTATCTAATGACCTTAAAGGCTCAAGTACATCTATACCTGATTTATTTGATTGCGATGATTGCGATGATTGCTCATAAGGAATAAATCCAAGATCATTTTGTTTGACTTCTTCTTTTACTGCTGGCGGAGATTGTCCATAAGGAATAAATCCTAAAGAATTATCAGTAGACATTTACAACCGTTCCACCTTTTTTTTCTAAATCCTTAATTTTTGCTTTAGGTATTGAACCAGGATTGCCATTTTCATCTAAAACAAAAACAAAACCAGGTTTCGGTTTATCCCCTCTAAAAACTTTAGATTTTTGGGCAACAAACATCTCTTTTTTATACTTTTCTTTCGATGGGGCAAGCCTTTTATCTGATGTTTTTTGGACTATTTCTTGAAATTCTCCAAAGTTATATTCTCTTCCTGACTTTCTTAAATCTCTTATGGTTTCTGCGGTATGAACCTTTCCTTCAGCATCTTCTAATAACGTATTAATCAGATCTAAGTTTGCTTCAAATCCGAAATTACTCGATGGAATAGTAGATAAAGTGACCAACATTTCTTTTGTTGAGGGGTTTGATCCACCAATTTCTTTAGGATTAAAAAAGTCCCTTAATAAGGCGAAAAGTTTTTTCTGATCGTCTGATTTAAATAGTTCAGCTACAGCATCCCATCCTGTATCTTCTAATGCTGATGTATATAATTTTCTAAATTGATTTTGATCTAAACTTACTTTTTTGTTTACTATTAGGTCTTTAGCTTTTTGTAGTTTATTATATGAAGATTTTATTTTAGAAACGTCTTGGAAAGGTTTAGCATATTCTCTAATCTCACTTCTATCTTCTGTACCTATTTGGTTTTGTTTTTTTATTTGGAGTTTTTGAGATTCTATGGCTTGATTATTTTGACTTTCCATAGCCTTTCTAAGCTCAGGATTAACCATAGTGGCAGCCAACAATTGACTCTCATCATAAGGGACTTTAAATTGAGGAGCGGCGTTTTGTTCTCTTCCTGATGTATCAATGGGGTTGCCTTGAGTATCGTAAATGGTTTCACTATCTTCTACTATCTCAGTTTGTTGCCCGTTAATTGGCGGAGTTTGTTGGCCATCTCCTGCTTTATTTTGACTATTTTGGTTCAAAATTGTTTGAATCAAAGACATTTGCTGATTCTTTGCACCTCTCTGCTGAAGTGCTTGACTAATTGCACTGCTAGATTTAGAAATCCCTTGCCCTAATCCAGATTGGTCTTGAAATACTAATGCCATTTTTTTCTCAATTTATATATTTAGTTAATAGGTCTGCTTCCGGCTACTGCTGAAGAACCTTGTGATGCATTTCTTGCTATTGAAGCTGGAAGAGTCGCACCTCCTGAAGCATATGCAGCTACCATATCCCCAATTGCTCCTATTAAAGGCCCTAAGATACCCTGCTGTTGATTAAATGTAGGCTCGAACGTTCTTTGTTGTGAAAGACCTGCTAAGCCTTGTGCCCCTTGTTGCTGCTGCTGCTGGTAGAAGTTACCGTACTGTTGCCCTAGGCCTGTAGCAATGTCTCCTGCTGCCCCTGATAACGCTCTATTTAACGCTCCTGAAGCTGAAGACTCACCTAGTTGTTCTTGTAGTCCAGGGACGATCTGTTGATTAAACGCTTTCATAGCAGGATCTACATAGGATTTTTGAAATAAAGCATCCATTTGACCCATATCAGGATTAACCATGTTTTGATAGGCCTGGCCTGATTGAGATAAATATTGTTGTTGTTGAGGATTAAGAAGATTTACATCTTCTCCACGAGTGGTTCCTCCTATTAGAGTTTGTCCGATAAGGCTTCTCCTGAGTATTCCATTAAGATTGATTTGCTGCGTTTGAATCCATAGCGTTCACTATGTTTGGGATAGTTAGTTATCCAGTAGACCTTAGAGAGCATTGCACCCTCTTTAATAGATAATACCATATCTTTCAATTTTTGTACCGCTTTACCCATCCCCCAGAACTCTTTTTCTACAGAATAGGTTTGTATTACTAAACATTTACTAAGTGGGTCTATAGAAAACCATAAAACCCCACGCACTTTGAATTTTGGATCTAAAAGGGCATAGAGATGAGAAAATGGATTTAATCGTTTCTGACCATCTATCATAATTTCACAGTTGTTAGAATGAAATTTATAAAAATCGTCTACGGTGTACTCTCTATGCTTAATTTGTTCTATAAGATCTTTTGGTACAAATTGAGGTGACATTAGTCTTGTCCAAGTTAGATCATCTATTGTGTAACCTATTTCTTTTACTTTTTCAGCGGTCTTATTCATTTGAAGTTCCCATATATCGAATTGTTCCTATTAGTCGTCCTGCTGTTGCTACTGCGATGTTGGCTGTGGTTGCTGCTGAACCAGACGTCCAAATTTCGCATCTAGTGCTATCTGGGATCGCGTTACATGTTAATACTGTTCCTACTCCATAATTAAGCGTAGAGGTCTGTAATACCCCTACAAAGGGCATCCCGTCCATTTTAGCAACCTTATAGGGAAGTTCAAGATAGAGATTCCCTGCTGCTGTGCCTATCGCTGTCCAACTTATATCGAACCATGCGTCTGTTAATAGGCCTTGTCTAAATGTCCACCCGTAGCGATTGCCATAAGTGAATGTTCCTGCTGTTGTAGAGCCTGCTAGTGTTGGAGTCCAATTAGCTTGACGATTAGAACCAGACTCATCTAGAAATGAGACTTTGTCGTAACCATTAACTGTTTCTGCTACTAATTGATTAAAAGTTTGGGACTCTTCTGCTAAAGCTCTTGTGTAATCTAGTATTTCATCATTTTTTAGCTCTTTAGGGTCTATATTTAGCAGAGAAAACTCTGTATTGATAGGAAGAGTCAATTTACCATCCTTGTGCCTACAGGTTTAAAATAAGGGTTAAAAGCCTCAATTATGTATTGTTCATTAGTACCATCCGAAGATATTCTCATTCGGTGTTGATACCCGATTCCACCAGCATATACCCGTTTCCAAGTTTTGGTTTTGTAATATGGTTTTTCAACTACCTCTCCACCACGTATATATGCGGTAAAGGTAGAGGTATCGACACCATCTAAAGTAAATGTATTTTCATCGACAACAGTTATATCATAGTTTTTTCTATTTATATCAATTTCACCATCTGGATCTTCTAGCCCATCAACACCATAGATTGATATTATACTACCAGTTGAAAGACCATGACCTGGTGCGGTTACTTCTGCTGGATTAGCTTGTGTAATGGTTATACATGATGTAATGTAATTCAGATTTGGGAGTAATGTTAATGATTCGATCAGATAGGGATCTTCATCGTTATCTTTAAAAAACTCGATTTGAAGGAATGTATTAGGATTGGTTTGTACAAAAAAATCTATATATCCAAACTGACTCTCTATCCCTTGGTCTTTATAGGGGTTCCAGGCTGCTGATTCAATAGATGTAGAAATTGGCAGATCATTATCAGTAGTTCCGCTATTCAATTCAAAAATTAATCCAGATATATTACCACCAAGGAACATCTCAGAACCAACAGTATAATAACTTAAAAATGTATCATCATCTCCAACCTCAATAAAATCCCAATCTTTATGATTTGCCTGATTAAAATCGGAAAATGAATAATCCGTACTATTAGTTGCATAACCCAATACATTCATATCTATAGTGTATGTTGTATATGCCCCTGAGTTGTCATCATAAACCAACGCACGATCATTTTCATCAGAGGTAAGTCCAGGAAATAAAGATATCCATCTTCTATTTTCATAGTCTCTTAAGCAGAATATCTTAGTTCCATATTCAGGGTTGATCTCTTGGACAGAAAAGTCATCAATTTTTTGATCTATTCGATGAGTTTGATTCCCGTCTGTAGCCGTTATTCCTCTTTCCCCAATAGATCGTACATTTTGATCGTAACCAACAGTTCCTAGCTTAGAAAAAGTTCCTCTAAAGCTGTTTATTTTCTTCCAAATAAAAGGCCTTATCGAATTGCCAGTATAAACTATTTTCCAAACACCATCCGTAAAAAATACAATGATAGAATCTTTTAATTGTCTTGCTGAAATGATATGATCTGAGGTGGCAGCATCTTCATATGATCCTCCACCGCCCACTACGTCATTCCACAAATCAGGATTATTAACCGCACTCCATCTCATCCTTTGAGGATAATTAGTAGATGAAGCGGAAGGGTCTATACCCTCGTAAGTATTTAATAAGATCAACCTATTCTGAAAAGCAAATATTAATTTTGCTCCATATAATGTGATAATTGATCCGGCTGCTGGGATACTTATTTCAGGAATAAATAATACCGTATTACCTGGTACGCTTTGAGTGTAGTATCGTATGCCGTTTAATGAACTAGGGTCGGCCATCCCATTCCAAGCTTTCCCATTTGTAAAATAGAGTCTACTAGTAGCCGTTGAATCTGCTGGTGCATTATAATTTGCTGCCCAAATAAAGTCTTCTCCATCTCCGTCCATGATATCAAAATTATCTATGGGAACAAATGTATTCGTTAGCCCATTGAATAACGCAGCATTAGTAGTATTGAAAGCTAAAGCAGTTTTTGAATTATTAGACTGTATATAGTCATAGATGCCCATAATTCTATCAGTTTGGGGTACGATAACTACTCCGCCTCCTACATAAGTCGTATACAACAGTCCATCTATTCCTAATAAATTAAATGTATTAACTGCCAGTCCGTCTACAACATAATAATTCCCATTTAATTCAGTCATCCCTTGTACAGATTCAATATAAATAGTATCTCCATTTAAAAGACCTGTACTATTAACAACTGTTACAGTTACTGGATTAGTTGCGGTAGCAGCATTTATTGTAAAACCGTTAGGGATATCAACTGCCCCACCTGCAGAATAAGCTGTAAATGCTGTTCCATCTATATTGGCTCCCTCTAAATCTAGTAAATCAAACGAATTCCCAGCTAAACCTGAAACTTCATAGTAATTTCCATTTAATTCAGTCATTCCAGCTACTGAGTCTATAAAGATAGTTAAACCATCTGTTATACCAGTACTGTTCGTGACTGTAATGTTAACTGGATCAGCTTGCGTAGCCGCTGTTATACTATAATCACCTAATGGAGTTTCATATTCTTGTATGAAAGAAAACTGTGTGTATCCATCTCTTGATTCCAGGTATCCATGTTTAACATGCACATTGTCTATAGATATAAACGAATCCATAGGGGTTAGCCAAGGCTGCGGATCTTGAACTATACCACTGCTAAATGGTGCAATTAAGATATTTTTATATGAACCCATTAAATTTTACCTATTGCACACCAATTAACTGTTACACTATTTTCGGTTCTTAAAGTTAATCCTGCTGTAGACATTCCTATACCAGTCTTCTGAACAACTCCGTCATTTGAGGTTTCCCACGCTGAAAAGATTGTCGCATAACTAGTAGGAAAGGTGACAGTAGCGTTTCCACTAAAAGCTATCGACTTTCCACAGTATAGAACAACACTGCTCGTTCCAAACATCTGGAATATGATCTTTATTAAAGTTCCACCGGCGGTTCCACCATTTGTTGTTTCAGTTATAGTGTTTCCGGTTAACTGATCTATAACATTGGTAGGCCCTGAAGCTAACTGACGCAAAGCATAGAGCTGAGGATCTCCGGTGCCATCATCCTTGCTATACAGTATAACTGCCTCAGCCAAAGCTGTTGGGTCAGACGCATAAGAAACTGCGGGGTCATCTCTATTTACACAATTAACAGATCCCAACAATAAACTTGGTAGACCCTCTTCTATAGCAGCCCAATTAGCTTGGATATCTGTTGGTGCATTTCTAATTTTAGTTGCATCCGCTGGTAAATTTTTATTCCATGCCATAGTTCCTCTAGAAGTTAGGGTTTACTCTTGTATTGAGTAGGTTTTGTAATGTTCTGGTTAAGATGTAGCCTAGCTGCTCTTTGTAAAGCATTGTAACCTGCTGATAAGCCTCTATCTCTCCAAAGTTAGTATGTATGTCTCTTGAAGCCCCATAGGCGATTGTAGGCCCCCATTCGTTTAAATCTGGGGTGTCTGTAGCATTGACTAATGGATCAACAATTTTGTAGGCTTTTATGCGAAATCTATAAGCCGTGTCAGGTACTGTGAAAAATTGGAGCTGGGAATTGTACTCAAGTACTGCTGTAGGGCGTCCAGCGACAAATTGAGCGTAAGATAAATAAATAACTTGTCCATTCGCAGGTGCAGAATTAAACGTAACACTAATAACTCCAGTAGAATAATTTATTGTTGCTGTACCGTTTAAGCTTCCAGTTATATTAATATCTGCAGTACTGAATGTTTGATTTGTATCTTCAAATACTTCAACATTATCAGTTATTACAAGTGTATCTGGCCAAATAGGAAAAGCGACAACAGTAGTAGTAAAAGTAACGGTAGATCCATCTCCAGTCCACGGGGTTAAACGATTGTATTGCTGAGGGTTTTCAGCAAAAAATATTGCGGGATCTTGGTACCAATCAACAAATAGATTGTCTAATGTTGCTGGTGGCTCAAAGTTCGTATAAACGGTTTCTGGCAGAGTATAGACATATTGGTTTGCTTCAGTTAAAAACTCATAATATGTATGTTTTTTTTCTAACTTTACTTCAGCAGGGAACGTATACTGATAGTATTGGTTAATATAAGTATCCAACTGATTATTAGTAAGCTCGTTGGGGCTTAATCTACCAGTTACTTGTCTAACTTTTTGTCTGATTTGCGATAAAGTCCAAGTAGTACTCATTAAGCACTCATAATTTGACGCATTTGGAATCTAGGATTTTCGCCAACATGAGTTTTAATCATGGCTCCAGTTCCATCAGGTCTGTACTTATAAATTGGAATTGATCTTGATTCGATAAATCGGGCTAGATGGCGTGGGAATACATATTTACCGCCATGAAACAGATCGATAGAAACTTTATTTTTAGTATTTCCGTAGCTTATTGTTTGGCTAATACCTGGCTCTTCTAGATTGTAAAATTCATATGTCTCAAACTCTCTAAGCCATTTCTCTTCTTTTTCGTTTTCTGGTTTTCCACCTACGATGGGAAGGTCTGATAGTTTTTTTTTGTCATAACGTTTTCGTGGGTCAATTAATACCATTTGATTTCTCCTGATTTGGAATAGGGGGAAAGAATTTTCCCCCAAGTGTTTGTGTAACGGTTACATTAAGTAACTGGGTTACCGCCTTTAACGATTGCAACCATAGAAGCACTATTTGCTCCTACTGGACCTGTACCAATGGTAATGCCATCAATTGCAAAGTTTTGTGTTGGAATTGGTTGTGAAACACCGTCTTCGTCTAATCCAGTTACTCTAGACACAACTCCGCCAGATACCCAAACGCTGTATCCAGTTACTGAAGTGTCTGTGGTAGTGGTAATAGTTGTTGCTGTAAGGGATGCAATTGTATACGTCCCATTTAAGCTCGACACGGTGCCTGTTAGATCATCGGATAACTCAGCGACTTTAATTGTGTCGCCTATTGCAAATCCAAATAGTGCAGTATCATTTACAGTTAAAACCCCTGGTGAAGCATTCGAGAAGCCAGAAATTGTAGCTCCATATGCTGCACTTTGAGATAAAAGTGTAAATCCATTAGAAGTTGTAATAGTTCCAGCATCAACATCTAGATAAGATGCTGCTGCCATGCCTCTAACCCACTGCCACGAACCACCATTAGTGATATCGATAGTAGTGATTTCTGAAATGTAGAAACCAACTGATTGATTTCTTGCTACTGCTGTACCTGCGTTAGTCCAGCTATATGTTTTTATTTGTGACATAATTTCCTCCTATGAAAGTGTGCTTGTTAGATTTAGAGCAAACGCATCATTGAGTAGGCGTGCCACGAAAGGAACTTGCCAGCCAACCGAGCCTCTTTGGTCTAACGGATCGCTTGAACCAGCGGACCCTAAAGGCTTAACATAGAACTCGCCGCTATCAGGCCCAAGATGCACAATTGCATATGCCTCTTTACCAACTATCAGATTGTTATAGACTGCTGTAGCAGCACTTGTTACACTTCCTACTGACGTATAAAGCCATCTGACATTTCCTGTAGAACCCCATTCGTCTTGAATACTTGCGGTTGATCCATAGTTTGTTGTGTTGATAAAATTCGAAACATTCTCTAGATCAGGTAAATTACTTACGTCCAAAAATCCGAAAAAGGCCGGCCGAATTGGGGCTGTTCCTATGCCTGTAGACGCATTGATAGCAGACGAAATCATCTGAGCATCGTTGTTTAATAGTGTTGTTACGGCACTGTCAATGTCCGCCTTACTCAACTCTGTTGGCGTTCCGCCATTAGTCCCGTTTGAGCATTCCAGAACATTTGAAGTGGAAGCTAAAACATCTCTTGTCAGTTCGTCAATCGTCTGAGCCATATTTTGTGATAAAAGTCTAGCAGATTCGTTTAATACACGATCTTCAACGGTTAGCTCTACTTGGTTTGTTATCGTTACGAAATTTCCGTAAAAACTTACCTGTGCTTTTATATCAGTAATTGATAGTGGTGCTCCCGGAGGAGTAATTCCATCCTGTAAAGCAACAGGAACCGTAGCAAGCCTGGAATAACGTCTAAAGACGATTCGGTCACCAGATTTCTGTGGAAGCACTCTTTTTTGTGCAAATCTTGTATAGATAAGCGTCGGATATGCTGTCATAAGTAGTAAGCGATCATAATAATCTCTTACCGCTGGTGGCAGT